TGCAACTCTAGTTAATTCATTTCCTAGCTCAGTTACAGTTTTAATTGTTGCTGATAAATCATTTGCTCTATTACCAGCACCTGTTACAGCATCTTTAAGCTTATCTTTATATGCAGCATCTGCGTCCAAAATAGCCTGCTGCTTCTCTTCTTCTTTCTTTGCATTTTGCTCAATTCTATCTAATGCTTTTTGTGTCTGATACTGCTTATTCAATTGCTGAATTGCAATTTGTGCTTGTGTGGCAGCATCCTTGTCTCCACGAGCAAGTGCTTGCTGGTATTCAAGCTGTAACTTCTGAAGTTCTAGCTCTGTATTTTCTGCATTTAATGAATCTTGAAGAGCCTTCTTTTTTTCTTCAGCACGTTTTCTGATAGCTTTTATTTCATCTTGAATAGCACGAATTCTATCTTTACTTAATCCCTTAGAGTCTATATTTTCTGTTTTAGATAGTTTATTTGCTTTCTCATATTCATCGTTTAATTTCTTTAATGCAGCTCTAGCTTCTTCTAGTCCAGCAACTGTACCGCCTTCTGCAAGGGCATTGGCTCCTGCTGAATCTAATGCTGCAGTAAATGCTGCTATAGCCTCTGCCTGTGCAGAACTTATATTCTTAAGATCTAAGTTAACTCCTTGTAGATATAATCTCCACTTAGCATACATTCCACCAATAGTGTCAGATGAATTTAGAATGCCTGCCAATTCTGGTCTTTCAGACTTTAATGTAGCAAGTGTTTCTTCTCCAAGCTTTTTATTTTTAACTCCAGCAGCAGCCATTTTTTCAAATTGAATTGCTAATGCTTCTGCTTCATCTAACATTTCACCAGATGCATCTTTTGTACCAACTAAGCTTCTTACGGCATTGTCTAATGACGTTATTGCAGTATCTACGTTAGTTGCAAATGCTGATGGATCAATGTTTGCTAGATCATCTATGTTATTAGAAAGATTCTTAATAATATAATCAGCGGCTGCGCCCTTATCTGCTATTGCCATAAAGGCTTTATCTGTTATTGTAGATACTCCACGACCAGCTTTATTTGAAGACTCTATAAGAGCATAAATTAAATTAGTTGCTTCTTCAGTGCTCTTTCCAGCAGATACCATTTGAGCCTTAAGATTTGAAGCCCATTGATTTACCTGAGTAGAATCTATATCATTTAATACTGCAAGTGTTTCTGGCATATCTGACTTAACACGTTCTTTTAATTCTTTGAGCTGTTTGATAGTTAATGTTAAGCCACTTACTCCAGCAGAAGTATATGATTCGAATTGAGCCTTTGCTTTATCCGCCATAAGCTTTTGCTCTTCTCTTACAGCCTTCATTTTATCTGCAAGATTTGTATATGTTATTCCTAATTCTTTAGCACCCTTTTCTGTAGTGCCAAACATTGCTTCTTGATTGCGCTTATTCTCTGCAGCGTCTTTACGCATCTTTAGGAATAGGGCTACGAGAGCAGTTAATGTGACTGTTACTAATGCTCCTACTGGATTAATTGCAGCTAATGCAACTCTAACTCCAGTAAATACACGACCAGCAATTGTTCCAAATTTTGTAACAACTGTAGTCAATGACATAACATTTTTAAGCATTCTTCCAAGAGAAGATATCATTGGCATAAATGAAACTAGCATACCAACTGTTTGCATGGCCTGTCCAGTTTCTCCGCCCATCATCTGTCCGCCCATCATAAGCCCCATACCAGCCATACCAGACATCATTCCGCTACTTGGTGTTCTTGGTGCTCCAGATCTTCCTTCCTGGAATCCAGCAGACAATGCGCCTCTTAGCTTTCCGCCTCTAGCTGAAACAATGCCATTTTGGAATCCTAGCATTTCATCTACATTATATCCAGCATTCATTAAAGTTAATGCGCCTTGATTTCCAGCAGTTGCTGTTTTTGTAACTACAGACTCTCCTGGTTCAATTAAAGCTGGAATTATATCTCCTCCGCCATAACCAGGAACCTGAGTAACTCCACCCTGATACTTTTGAATTCCAACTCCACCCATACGTAAGTGTTTTGATGCTTTTACATATGAATCAAATCTACCAGATGTTCTATCTAGCATTTGCAATTCTTTAATAGAAGCACTTGTAACGATATTGCCGAATTGAGTTTCTGTTATTACTCTATCCCCAATATTAGTCATTGCTTTTTCAACTCTAGTCAATGCTCTACGAGCAATAAACATTGCTTGTTCTTTAGAATATCCTTGCTTTATTAAATGATTAGTTAGGCTAAGTAAATGTTCTGGTCTTGCACCCATCCTCAAGAACATTGATCCTGTAGCATATGGGATGCCCGACATAGGAGACAAAGCCGAGTTAAACTCTTCCGAAATAGACATATAGTTTGATGGAAGAATATCGTGTGGTACATCTTTTAGTGGTCTTCCAGATAAATCAAATCTTTGCTCTATTTCGGAACCAGTTAATCTAGGAGAAGCACCTCTTCCGCCTCTAGATCCAAATCTTCTATTAAATCTACTTGTATATAAGTGACCGACAACCCATCCTCTTGGCGGCTCTCCCATGCCCATAACCTCATCTTCTCTCCAGCCTCTATTGCGAGAAGATGGTTTAGTAGAAGTAGATCTTGATATTGGTTCATATGGAAGAGATCCTTCTTCTGAATTTGCTCTATTAGATCTTCCAGTTCTTTCTGATCCAGTACCTCTTGTTTTAAATCTCTTTAAACTTCTTAGTCCGCCAATTTTAGCTGTAAGAGTTCTAAATGAATTTGCAGCATCAACTACTCCTGTTGCAAATTTCTTTGGACGAGTAGTCTCAATATTATATCCTGCGCCTGAAGTTCTAACACCTAATGAACGAGAAACCTTATCTAAAAGATCTCTTGTCTTGCTTTTCTTAAATAGCTCACGCATATTTGATTTGCCAGTAGCATCAACAACTGGTTGGTCTAATGTTGGAACCATAGTTGGGTTTATTGTTCTTCCCATAGCTGCTGCTTGAGTACCAACAGCTGCGCCAATCATTCTTTCAATTTCAAGATTTAATGCAATTATTTTTGCTCTTGCTTGTTCAACTGTAATCTTACCAGCACGTAATTCTGCAACTATTACTGATGACTGTGTTGCTGCATTATCTGTAATTCCAGAAACAATGGGCAAAATATCATCAAACTGTGACATGAAATCTTTACTTACAACTCCAGTAGTAGCTATTTGTTTCTTTAGCTGTTCAATCTCAGACTTTGATTGCATTGCAAGTGTCGCCATCATTGCATGCCATCTTGCTGCTTCTCCTGCCACAACTCCCGTTGAAACCCCATTAACCTGTGTTAATCCCTGAACTGGAGGTAATGGTTGATTCATATAAATTTGAGGAGCATCACCAATTTTTCTATTTACTGGAATTGATCCAGGAACAAGTCCGAATATTGTTTGCTGCAATCTTTGTTCTTCTGTTAAAGAAGCACGAGGAACCATATGTGTTGAAGCACGAGTTCCATAATCTCCTACTAAAGGATGTCCTGGAATAACTTCTCTGACTCCAGCTCCCATTACAGCATTTCCAGCAAGCGTAGAAACTGCTGGATTGACTGCCATTGCTCCAGACTTTGCTTTTGTTTCTAATATACTAAACTCATCAATTAAGTTTCTTAAAGCTAGTTGTAAAACAGATGCCGCTTTTGCATCGCTATAAAATGTTTGTTCAACTAACTTACCAGCCTTTTCAGCTGCCATCATTTCAGGAGTTAAATATTTCCAACCTTCTCCACCCTTAAAGAAAGCCTTCATATGCATTACACCCTTTAAGATGTATCCAAAGAAGTTAGCAAGAACACCAGTGATCATAATAAGTGGTCCAGCCATAGCTGTAAGAGCGCCTAAGAATGTAATTGCTTGCTTAATAGGTTGTGGCAATTTATCAAAAAACTTCAAGGCCTTGTCAACAATATTAATCATTGTTGTTCCTATTGTAAGGAATTGGTCGCCTAATCCTGCTAAATCAGCACGAAGAGATTCAATTGCTCTCTTATATTTTCCAGAAGCAGATTCTGTTACGGCTGCTAATTCTCGACCAGCTACAGTTTCTAACTCTGAAGCACTAGCTTTCATTAGGTCAAGCACATTAAGCGTTTGGCTTCCCTGTCTACCAAGGTTATTCAAAAGAGCGCTGATTCTTGCAAACTGAAACTTACCAAATAACTGTTCGATTGCTTGAGCTTTTTGTAGTGGATCTAAATTATCCAATGCTCCCTGCAAATCAAATAAAAGAGATGTAGTGTCTCCAGCATTTCTTTTAACCATTGAAAGTATATCTATGCCAAAATCTTTCATTACCCCAACAGTTTGTTTTGTTGGATTAATTAATGCTGCAAGTCCTGACTTTAATGCGTTAGCTCCTTCAGATGCGTTAATTCCACCTTCACGCATAGCAGTCATGTATAGCGCAAGATCTTGTATATCTCCGCCTAACTGTTTTACTACTGGACCAGCTTTTGGAATAGCTTCAACTAAGTCTGCTAGAGATGTAGATGTCTGGTTTTCAACTGCGTTAAGGAAGTTAATTGATTGTGACAATTCATCTGTATTTTGCTGAAATGCTGTTTGAATAGCGAGGGTTGCTTTCATTGCTTCTTGTCTATCAACTTCACCTAGAACGGCAAGGCGGCTTGTTTCTTTTACTGAAGCCAATAGCTCCTGGCCTTGCTTTCCAGTTGCAGCAATATCAGCAGCTAAAGAAATTGTTTCATTAAAATTAGTACCATATGCCTGAGATAATTCTTTCGATGTTGCAATTACATCTTGGCGAACCTTACCTAACTCTGCAGATGTTGCACCAGCAATATCTCCATACACCTTTGTAAGACGAGTTAATTCTTGATCAGCTTGTCTAAATGCGTCTGCTGATGCTTTACCAAATGCTGCTAGGGGTAGCGTTAAACCAACTGTTAGCTGGCGACCTGCCCATTGAGTATTTTTACCCCAGTTAATAAGTTGAACTGCACCGTCTTGAATAACACGATTCATAATAGCTAGTTCTTGTCTAGCTAAAGATGTCTTATTCTTTATTTCATCAAGGCCTCTTGGAATATGAACGTTAAATTGTTGAAGTCCTTGAGCATTTCTTCCTAGTGGTTGAAGAATAGCGTTTTGCATAGCGACTTGCTGTCTAGCAAGTTCTCTAATTAATCCGCCAGATGTTCTAACGTGCTGTTGAAATGTACCGAAATAATCTTTTAACTTAAGTCTTCCACCGTCTAGGTTTTTACCAAACTTTTCTACATCTGATGTAAGGCTTACAAAGTGTGTTGAATATTGTCCAGTACTTCTAATTGTATCTGCAAAATTGCGATTCATCACCGCAATGTTATTGGCCAACATCTTATTAGAGTTAGCTAATTGTTCTTGTAATTTAGATAGGCTGGCAGTAACCTTATGCACATCTGCAATAAGGGCTGAAAAGTCGGCATTAGCGACTATTCGTGTACTGATTGTCTCGTCAGCCATTTAGTTATTACTCCTGTGAGTACCCAAGTCCTGCTCCAATACCAAATCCAGCTGCTGCTGCAAACTGTCCTTGTAGAGACAACACGTCGTCAGATGATGCATTTATTCCTGCAGCTCTAAGACGCATATCTTCAAACTTAGATCCCCTCTCTTCTGTTTCGTATTCACCTATATCTACACCCTTCAAAGATGCCTGGAACTTCTTTTCATCATGTTCCTTTTTCTTTATTGCCTGTAATGTAGTTATAAGTTCTGGCATTGATAGATTTTCTTCTAGGTCTTCGTAATTTTTCCAATGACCTAAAAGAAAAACTTCTCCTTCTAAAGCGGCTAGATCGAGTTCTGACCAGCCAGAACCGCTGCCGCTAGAAGGTTTGGGTCGTCAAGTTTAATTCCGCCGCAAACTTCAAGAATGCGATTCATTGTTGGAACATCTAGAGCGTCTTCTAGAGCGTCACGATCTTTTACTAGATCTGGTAATTGCTTTTCTAAAGCGATAGCGCATGCGTCAATAAGAATTGAAAGTGTTTCATCTTCTGTAGTTACGTCTGCAGTCTTTTGAATTGCAACCATAAACTTACGAAGTTCTTTGATTGATAGTGGTTTGAGCTTTGCTGTTTGCCCGTTTTGTAGTTGAATTTCTTCTACATTGTATACTGTAGTTGCCAATTTATCCTCCTTGGATATGTCTAAATTATTATAACATAATGGTTTTACATATACAAGCAGAAAGCCCCCGAAAATTCGGGGGCCTCCGACAATTATTTAGCTATTATGCTAAAACACGGTCAATAATCTTACCGTACTCCTGCCCTTCATATCCCGACATAGCGGTTGGGAGAAGACGGAAGGTTACTGGAAATGTTGTTGGTGTAGAACGAGCCAAAGAGAACTGTGACTGTTGTACAGAAAGTACACGACGAGCATAATAAATACGCTCTGTTGACTTTGTATTTGATCCATCAGTTGTTGTTGGAGCTTGTCCGACAGCAATTAGTTGACGCTCTGTTGGCTGTACGCCAAGAGCACCAGCAGCAAGACCAAGTGTCTTTGTTGCGTTAGCTGTTCCTGTTGAGAAACCTGCATCTTCAATCAAAGTGTTGGTTGCTGTAATTGTTGAACCTGATGTATCACCCTGACCGAAAACAACTAGAACGTTTTCTAGTGTTCCTTCAGACATTTCAGTTGCGATCATAACCTCCATCGCAGACTTGAACAGCTTAGCTGTATCAAGCAACTGGTCGACGGTTACTGAATCATATGTTGGATTATAGGTGATCTGAAGACCATTGTTTGTAAATCCTACGTTGCGATATGCAAATGTTGCGCCTGGTGTTATATCGTTGAGTGTCTTTGTGTAAGACTCGCCTGATATAAATGCGCCTGCATTAGCTGTACCTGGTTCTGCATTCTCTTTATATAGTGTTGATCCTGCTGTAATATCGAAATTCGAAATAAACAAAGGAGACGCACCAACGAGAATGTTTTTAGCATTACCTGCGTTTTGTGCCATATTTTATTTCCACCTCCTGGAATTCTATGTATTAAATTTTATCAAGCTGGCTAGGCTTCTTTCCTCTAGTAGTCTAATTCTAGGCCATAAGAGGTCAAAAGGCAAACGTTAAAGGAATCTGCCCTGGCCGTCTAAAATTCTTGAATATTTGATTTCTAGTATGACCTCTGCCGTAAAGAATCCTTGCAATTCCTCTGATGGGGCTGTTGGGGATATATCTGCTATAAAAATAGAATGAAATTTAAATTTGTCTGATAAGTCAGACCAGTAGTTTATATCCCTTGCAGACTCGTCCATACGTCTAAACTGGTCTGTCATAAAGTTCCTAATCTCATTTATCTCAGAAAAATCAGTTGAATATATGGTGAACAAAATTTGCTCACATGAGATCATCCAATTATCTTCAGTAGACATACCTATCTTGTCATAGACTATATGCTTCTTTCCGCTCAAAAACTGACTCATTTCCGCAGTCTGCTGAACTGGAACTATTGGAACAATATTCTCATTTAAATTATCTGACCAATAGTCATCTGCATCAAAAATATTACGAGAAGATAATTCTTCCCATAGAAATTTACGTAGCTCTAGCATTGCATCTAGTTTAAAGTTTGCTGTCATAGTGCTCCTCCAAATGCTGCTGTGAGTGCTGAGTCTGCTTGAGACCTAATAACATTAGGGCTAAATTTATACTGAACCTTTTTAATTCCAGAAGGGAGCTTTAATGCTTTTGCCATTCCAGCATTGAATATTCTTTGGAATCCAGATTTCTTTATAGACTGATTTACAAGTTGTCCTGTAAAGAATCTTGAGTGTGCTAAAAAGTATTGGTTTTTTACTCCAGGTCCGCCTGGACGCTTAACAATAACTGATGCACCTTTAGGCATGAATACAGTTTCTCCGCCAGATTCAAAAACTAATCTTGTTGCATTCTTTGGAGATATCTTTAATGGCATACCTGCTTCCATTACTGAAGCCTTGTTGATAAATGTATGTCTACGCTTTGTTCCTCCAGTTAATGGGACAAGTGAGCGTGATGGTTTAAATGCAGTTGAAATTCTAAATGAAAGACCGTCTTGTGATTCTAAGCTTAGACCGAAAAGTCTTGCGTTCTTATTTCCTACCTTTTTCCATTCATAGACATGGTGAAGAGATCTTGGAGATGTTCTAGCTTTTGCATCCATGTACTCTCCAAAGTCCTTGTCTATCTGCTGGAATATGGTCTCAGAAAATTTAGATTGGAATTGTTTGTTTTCTGTAAGCTTAGATATAACTTGAGTGTTGTAATATAAATATGCAGATATTTGAGCGACTGTACTATCTTTAAGTACGCCGTTTCTATTTCCATCCATAAGCCTTTCTAGGCCGCTGGATGCCTGCATTAGCATTACACTAGAGTCCAATTTGCTGGTTCTCCGATCTCTTTAATGATGAATTAAATCCAATGACATTGCCAAAAGGATCTGTGATTGGTGTAGTTCCAACTACTTCAAACACTGTTGGAGTATCTGTTGGAAAATTATTCTCAACCCAAATAACGCTATCCTTTGAATCACGAACATTTGTAATCTTATCACGCATTACAAGCTTATCCATAGTTCTAACTTGAATTACTTGATCATTAATATACTTATTGCTAAAAACTTGCTTATCGCTAGATCTTGTTGTAGCTGAGTTGCTAATTACACCTTTAGCATGGCATGGAAGAGTTTTATGGTAATTCCACTCTCTTTTTATAGCACCAGTATCTTTATCTTGTATATCTGATTGTCTATAAACATCAAGCCTCATGCTTAATACAGAATCAATCAAATCTATCATATTACAACCATATTATTTAATACATAAGGATATAGTAACTGATCAGCATAGGCATTACCAGTTCCTTTATATACATCTGATGAGTATTCAAAATCCCAGTCAAATGTAGATATACTCTTTACATACTTATTTGTCCAAACCCTGTCCTTGGAGAAAAAGTCTCCTATTAATTGAATACATGCTTGCTGGACATTATCTGGAACATAATCCCATCCATACTTTCCAGCTACTCTATATTTGACTCCATTAATAAATGGACCATTATATAAATCATGAATTGATGGTGGAACCATACCATTTGCAACATAGACGGTATTATCTAATACATTAGATCTATCTACTCTTAATCCAAATCCTGTTTCTGAAACGATTGGTTCATAGTTCCAATTATTAACATTATTAATTGTATCTACTAATAGCAGGTCGCTTGCATGTAGTTCATGCAATGAATTTAATTTATATGGTAGAGGCAATACATCTGAGCCTGTTCCATAAGCTATTTGAACATCATCATATAGGTAAAAGTTTTGTCCAGTATGACTTTCAATTACTTTTCTGGCATACTTTTCCGCCATTATTAATTCATGGTATGACTTATAGTTTGGATCTGATGGCTCATATCCAAAATTTAAATCCTGCATAACTTCTGTTATATCAGCATATGGCTTTACAATATCTAAATATGATGTATGCGTAATAGTTTCAGAGCCAACCATATACAGCCAATCTAGCTTAAAGCTTCTCTGTCTTGTAGTTAAAGTAAGAGGCAAGACAACTTGATAGGTTCCTGGATCTGTTTCTAACTGAGTTGCAGTTAATTGAATAACTAATGTTTCTGGATTTATAGATGGAACAACAGCTGGGTCCTGAGTAATGTCATATACCTGAACATTAACTGGACCTTCTGAAACATATAATTCTCCAGCATAGAATATTGTTGTTCTTGCTGGGAAATTACTTCCTACGTATATCTCTGCCATTTTATAGGCTTAGATTAGTGATAAAACTCCTGCACTTCTTTAGGAGTTGCTAACCTAAATCCTGCCTCCTTATCAAAAATTGCTTGGGCCTTTTCTTTATTCATAGCAATAAACGGATGCTCTTTTGTAAATGTAAACCCTTGAATGTCATAACGGAAATTGTCTCTTTCCATCTTAACCAAAACTGTATCTTCTGGCTGTTCCTTTTTAGGATCAAACTTTGGAAGAACTTCTACTGACATGTCTTCTGCCTCTTCTACGTCTTTTACGGTCTTTTGATATACCGCCCAGGTGACTCCCTCTTCTGAGAGTGCTGCAATAATGTCTGTTTTATTTTTTAGACCGTCAATCTCTACTCCGAAATCTTCAGCCACTTTCTTTAGTTCAGATACTTTTAATGTCTCGAATGACATGTAAATCTCCTTATTCTGTGTCAATCAATTATAGCATTAACAAATTTAAATGAAAAGCCCCCCAAAAATTAATTTGAGGGGCTTTTAGCGGAATTAAATCCTATAAATTAAGAAGCGACCTTAACGTTCTTAACAACTACCCAAGCGTCTGCCTGCTCGATCTGAACGCCTACACGAGTATACATTGTGTACTCGATAGAGTCCTTACGAGGCCAGAAGAAGCGGTAGACAGTTACATCACGCTTGATACCAATAACTACGTTATTTGGGAATGTCAAGTGGATATCTCCGTGCTGACCTGTTGCGCCTGTGTAATCACCAGTCTGTGCTTCTGGAAGAAGTGGCACTTCAACAATCGGAATACCGAATGCGAATGGAGCCACATATCCAGCTGGTCCACCTAGTGGTGCGACATCTCCACGGATAATGCTTGAAGCGATATCTTGTGGGATTGTCTGGTTTGTTCCAATGCTGTTTGCGTACAGGAAGTCCTGAATCAAATTGGATCCAGCAAGGAAGCGGAGGTCTGTACGACGCTGCTTGTACTTACGTGGAAGAGCCTTAAGTGCTGAGTTGAATGTTGCACGGGATACTGCTGCACCCGCTGCATCAACAACGTGACCATAAGCCTTAGACTTTGCAACAACGCCCTGGAATGCTGACATCAAGCCAGAACCAGAACCTGTTCCATTGAGGACTACGTCTTCAATGTCATTACCTGCCTGTGTTGCCATCATGCGGGCGATGTGATCTTCTAGATCAGCACCTTCAATATTATCTTCAAGCGATTCTGTTGAAAGTTCCCAATCTAGGCGAAGCTTCTTTGTTGTAAGAGAGATCTTTGAGAAAGTTACTGCTGCGTTTGTTGCAGTGTTATCTGCTTCAGCTGCGACTGTCATTAGACGCTCTCCAACACCGATACGATCAATCTCGGTAGTGTCTGACTTCATGCGTACAGTACGAGCTACCTTACCGATCACAGTTGCGTCGAACATGTAATCCAAGAATCGTGATGATTGCTCTGGATTTAGGATACCACCGTTGCCAGCTTCAGATGCTACGTGTACTCCTGCTCCACCTGTTGTGGATGCAAATGTACCGCTTGCTGATTGACCGACACCAGCGATTGTTGTATTCGCTGCTACTGATTTTTCAAATGTTTCATTGCTCATTATATATTTCACCTACCTTTTCAGTTAAAAAGTTCATTTACGGAACCGAGGAAAGAACCGTTCCATTTTGATTTGGATTTTGTTATTACTTCCTGAGACCCGCCAAGGTCTGAGGACTTCTTGATTGCAGTCTCTGATTCTACTGCTACGACACGCTTTTCTACGCCATCAATCGTGCTCTTGATATTTTCTACAGCCTTTGAAAGTGCTGCATGCTGTTCTGCCAATTCTGAAATACGAGTATCTACGCTCTTGCTAAATGTTTCAACAGTCTCTTTGATTGTTGTAACTTGAGCTGCGTTTGCCTCAGATGCCTTTGTAAGTGTATCTGAGAAGAATCCCTTAAGATCACCTAGCATCTTTGCAAAATCAGGTTCATCAACCTCAACTTCTGATACGTCGGCTGCTTTTTCCAGAGTTTCGGCAGGAGCGTCTTCAACAGCTGGTGCTTCCTCAGCAACAGGTGTTTCTTCAGCAGGTGCTGCAACTTCTGCAGGCGCTGCTTCTTCAACTGCAGGAGTTTCTTCAACTACTGCGTTTTCTGTATTTTCTGACACTTCATTACCTCCTTCTGCGTTTGCCTGTTTTGCAATTGTTTGTGTATCAGGCAACGGTAATCTTGATTTCTTAAATGAATCAAGAATCTTATCTATTTCTTTCGCTTTGTTAACATCATTACTCTCAACCCAACCAATTAGTGATGCTGGCTTTCCTGTAACTGGGGAGTCGTAAGATGCATCTGTAGAGATAAATACTGAGTCAGAGTCAGCACAATAAAAAATATTTTCTGTTATAGTTTCTGCTGCCATTCCTTTAAATACAAATTGTCCATTCATTTTCTGAATAGACAAAATGTTGCAAAGCTCATTTGCTGGAGAATCTACAACTGATAGTTCCATCAATGCATATTCTTTAATAAAACGAACTGGTTTACCTGTTGATTTGTTAACTTCATTATCTGAGTCTATAATTTTTCCGCCGATTGAAAATCCTGCTAAAGTTCCGTCAAGAATCTTTTCCCATGTATCTTGTGCACCTTTTGAAATATATGCATCTACATAAACACCACTATAAAATTGTTTTGTCATTGGATCATAATAGGTTTCTGGCTTAAATGAAACCATCTTACCAACTGCTGTTGGTCCATGCATTTCACGAATATTGCCACGGAAATTCTCAAAAGCTTTCATGCTTGCTTCTGATGTTACAACGTCACCTGTTTGATCTAGATTATCTAATGTGGCAAACCCTGAAACTGTGCGCTTTTCACGGTTGACTTTAGTGAATGGCACAGATAAATTAATGTTATCGCCATGTGAGGACCACAAAGATTTTTCAATATTCATATGCTTAATTTTATTACGTTATTTACTATAACGCAAATAATAGTTGAGTAGGACTACTCGACCTGTCTTCCATCCCCCTGAGTATTTCTACCCTCCCCAGAATTATCTGGGGAATTTGCAGCTCTTTCAGAATCACGGGTTCTGGTCTGTCCAGCCTGCGCCCTAACCTCTGCCTGTTGCTGTGGCTTTAATACAACCACTTCATCTCCAGAATCTAGAGGAACCATGCCCTTTCTGATACGAACTTCATTTGGAGTAATTACCTGCATTCTCAAATAACGTTCATCAATCTTAGACTGGGTATCTTCGTCTGTAAGTGCCAATTCATTGAATTTAATTTCTAGGGCATCTGTCATTTCGCCAATAATTCTATTTAATTTCTTTTCTAGAATATCCTGTGCTGGACGACATACTTGCTCTTTAAATGTCTTATCGGCATCTCTAGCTGCCGCCAAATTAATTCCTTCTGGGGTTCCAATTTTATTAATTGGTGTTCTGTGAGCCATAAGAATTTCATCACGGTTCATTTTACGATATGTGTTAAATGATGAATCTTGAGTACCAGCTTCAACTGGCTCCATCTTAAATTCAACCTTTGAATCTGGTGAATCTGCAGGAAGAGGAATATATAGAGATCTATGGTTTTTACCCTTGAGTCCGACTTGGAAAAACTCAAGCAACTTACGCTCTGACTCAGTAGAAAGCTTTGCTCCCTTAACTGTAATAATATATCTTGGCACAGCCTTGTTTTCAAAATAATCTAGGTTATATTTACCAGCAAACTCGTTTCCAGCCATTGAATTTGCAGCAGCCACAATATCTGGAGTTCCATAATAATTGTTTTGTGGCGTGTACTTCTTAATATGAATAATTTCATTAGGTCTATCTAATCCGCCTGCAATTGGATTAGGAGTTTCCTGATCTCCAAAGTTACGGAAGAATACAGCCTTACCATAAAGCAATTGAATAAATCCGTCACGAAGACGTCGAACACGCATTGTCTTTGCTGGGATATGTCCAATATATCCGATCTTTCCAGAAGTTGTACGACCTATTTCAAGATATCCGTTTCCTGTTGCTTCAACATCTGTATAAAATTTAATTAAAGTCTCTTTAAATGTCTCTTCTTCGTTGCAATCTTCTAGCCAGTCATGTAAATCTCTACGAAGCTTATTGAGCTTTCTACGAGCTCTTTCAAGCTGTGTATCATTATCAATTCCGTCCATTGCTTCTACTGTCTTGCGTGTTTCAATAAAATCAAAACCAAGACCTACGATATTTGCAACCTTAGCATTAACTGCAGAATAATTATATGGATCTACTTCATAAACTTGAGATAAATACTCCATGTTATAAGGAGGCTCGACAAGATCGAACATTGCATATCCAGTAATTGCCTGCTGCAATAGATTCTGTTGTGTGCCAGTTCCTTCAATACCAACAAATCTCTTTTGAATATCACGATTCATTTTGCGACGGAATGCTGGAGAAAGTCCTGAGACCTTAACCAATTCATCGCCTTCTACCTTAAAAGGATCATTGGTTTTTTCAACTACTGGACTATGAAATTTTAACCAATCAGTAGAGTTAGAGATCTGAATCTCTTGGCTATCGTCATCTGCAATATAGTCTGACATTACTTTCCTGCCTTTTTCATTTCGTCTTTATAATTTCCAATATCTAGTGGATCTGGAACCAGACCCCACTCAAGACGCTGCTTCTGATATTCAAATTCTTCATCATCAATCTTACGACGTCCTGACAAAAACTTTGGCTGCCCCTCATAAATTCCATATGAACGGACTGCATTTGCAAGGGCATCAATCTTTACTTTGTTGCCCTTCATGGCGGTTACTGATAGATAGTTTCCATCATCATCGCCAATCCATCTTCCGTCTGGCATTTCCCAGACATATATACCTAGGCGGGTCTCTTCTCCAACATCCGTATATTTAATCTTTCCAGTATCCATTGTTTTTATTTTACCACTCTTTATGGTCTAAGTCCAGCTTTTTGTCAGACTAGTTGACGATTTATATAGATTGTAGAACGATCCAGTCATTATTGTAATATGCTGGCTCCAATTGTGTCAGGGTGATGGCAGATTCTGATACGCTTTCTACTGGCTTGCCAGTATATAGCTCGAAGTGGGTCTCTACCTTATCCACTGTTAATTCTGATTCATAGGTAGCAATATTCTTATATAGATTGCTTGGTCCTCCAACTATCTCATAATTAAACTGAATTACTCCAGTAATTGGTGTGCTAAATACCAAGACAATATGATGCGGCTCCTCTTCTACTAAATAATTAGTTATATCTGTAGCTGATGAGACATCTACGTTATTTATGTATACCTTGCTAATATTGGCCTTAGAAATTGCTCCAGAGCCATTCCAGCCAAATCTTGTGGTTGTACCAGCAGAACTGAACAAAAGTGTGTTAGAAGCCAACGTAAGGGGTGTAAAGAACATCTCTACAGACTTCACAGAGCTAGATGTGGTCAAATCAAATCCTGAGCCATCTTTAGCCCTAATTCCATTCATGTAATTACGAGATAAAATAGGATAATTTAAAGATCCTAAATAATAGTCTGAATTAGATGTAATCTTATCTCCATAATTATCTGCAAATATAGTTCTGTCTGAATAGAATGTTATACAGAAGAATGATAATTTAGGAAGGAATTTACTAGAGTCTGAAGTAGACATGGTAATTCGAATATATACTTTATAGCTTGAATCAAATGAATCTTTTGTATATTGTGGTAATGGCTGTCCATTGTTACATGCCACCCAATTTATTCCATCCACGCTTGACTCTACTTCAACCCCAAAATCATTTCTCCACTCCACCTTCGATGTATTTAAATTAATCTGTGATGGTACTAAAAAGAAATCCTCAATAATAAATGTTTTTGCCTCAATAGTGTCTGTTTGATAAAATGTCACATATTTTCTATTTGGATCATAGTATGTATTTTCATCTAAGAATTGTGCCCATGACTTATTTACTGGATAGGAATAATCAAAGGCCGCTCTAATATTGGCGTCTGTTCCTGTAAATAAAATTCCATTATCTGGGTATACAACATGAATTGGAGATACTGTTACATTGCCGTCTAAATAATGCTTTCTCAAAGCTTCTTGATTTAGCCCATATCTGTAAACAGCTGGAGCATCTACAATAAATGTATCTTCTGAATTTAATGTAGGTCCCGCCTGCAGAGTAAGTGCTGTATTTGTAAATTTAAAATTAGATAAAGATTTTGATTCAACTGGAACTGAATCTATATATAGGGTTATTGAGTTTACTGAATATACACCTGCGACATGCATAGACTTCTTTGTATATGGCATACAGTGTCTAACTGACTCTGTATCTGAGACACGAAATACAATATCTCCATTATGCCAATATAAACCAATATCATTTGTGATATCTGCAAGAAGCGGGGTTTCGTCCGAAGACTCTATTGATTGGTGAAACCATACCTCTAAAGTAAAATCATTGTCTGATGTATATGATGTTCCAAGACCAGATCCAACATTTGAACCATAATAGTCTTTTGTAATTGGAAATGTTACATATGCAGTATTTGTAATACGAGTACCAGAGATTCCTCCTGGAACAAGTGATAGAATATTTGTTGCTGGGGATCCAGTATATATTCCATTGTTTCCGCATCCAGATATATCTGTGGCGGCAGTACCAAGAGACTCATCCAGCGGCCAAAAGGCTACTGGATGGTCCTTGATTACTTTAAGCTGGTAAGACACTATATGATTATAGCATCTAATTAGTTAGTTGAATCCTGCTTGTTTAGCAGTGCTACAACTACCTGTGCTGTTTCATGAGTTTGAATTGAAGATGCGATATCACGGCATGCATTGCGGATATCAAGAAGTGATGCTGAGCGATCAGCATTGATCTTTGTAGTAACATCTGTCAATGCTCTAAATAGACCACTCTTATCCTTTACCACAAGGAATACTGTTTCTGCTTCAATTACGACGTCTTCAGATACTGTTTCAACAGCCTCTAGATTTGTCTCTTCTGTCATTTTTCTCCTAGGTTAAAAAATGTTTAGCTATCGATGATGATGCTAAAATAATCCAGATTATATTAAACCATATAATGGTTGGTAGCGTTTTAATTGTTGATGTCATGACCAACGCCATACTGGATACCAAGGCAAATATGTAGAGCCACCAGAACTGGACTCCAAATAAAAGGCCTGGAAATATTATAACAATTTTTGTGCCAAATGACAAGGCCTCTATAGCATTTACCTTATTCCAGTAGCTTTTTTCAAAAAATCTTTTGCTTGTTGACTTAAAGTCATTTATTGTTAGCATTAATACTCTTAACTATATCTATAAATACATTCCAGTCTATGGCATGTAACAACTTTTGGTCTTGATTTATCCTGAACCTTAAATAATTTTCAAACTCTTCGTTTGAAATCTTTCCACGATATTTTTTTATATATGTATTATATGGCATAATTCCATTTCCGTCAATAACAAATAAATAGTTTTCTAAGCCAAATATATTAGTTTCTTCAAAATCTTTCCATGAGAGCTCTGCTTTATTTGCCTTATCTATTTTTTCTGATAATGAAATTGGAATTATATTATTTTTGCTAAAATATTTCCAGAATTCTGTATCATCTCGTGTACACAAGTAGTGCAGATATATAAAGTCTACTATTTCACTTTGATTTTTTTTAAATCTTTCATTATAGTCATCTATGTATTTATCAGAAATATTTAATATCATATCTGGGTCAATATTTCTTAAATTATGAAGTCCAGATAAAATAGATGTTGCTTCTAAAGGCTCAATAAAGCCAGATGCTAAACCTATAGATATACAATTTTTAACCCAACTCTTTTCATAAGTTCCAGCTTTAAATTGAAAAAATAAACCAGGTTTTGGAGGATTTACCTCAAAACCGAAGTACTCTTCGACTTCTTTTTTTGCTTCATCTACAGATATATATGAAGAGTCGAAAGTGTATCCGCACCCATATCTATGCTGTAGTGGGGTCATCCACATCCAACCATATTTCATAGCTATAGCATTGGTATATGGAACAACACCTTTACCAACCTGCTCATGTGATAGAAAAAATGGAAAAGCCTTGTCTACTGGTAATGAGTCTTCATATGAGATCCATTTTGTATTAAAATGTTTTCCTATAATTAGCCTATTAAATCCACTACAATCAAATACAAAGTCTGCCTTAACCTTATGGGTTTTTGTAATGATATAAGATATGCTACCATCTTGATTATTTTCAAAACTATCTACGACATCGTCTATATATATAATTCCTCTTTCTTGTATAGCAATATTTTTTAAATATTTGGCCATTAGAGATGCATCAAAATTAATAGAAAAGTTGGCTAATCTATTTTTATTTTTATCGAATGGAAAAAGATTTTTTTCTGCTAATTTTATATTAAAATCATAATCTTTTTGAGTATCATTATTAAGTATTGCTATAGGAAAAACTCTACAATCTTCTCTAACATCTTTATAATAAAAATGATCTAGGGATTCAATTGCTAATTCTCCATCTGCTCCAAATGGATTGTAATAGTAATCTCCAGTATTATTCCAACCAGTAAATCTAGCGGCTACTTTAACTGAAGCTTTTGTTTCTGAAATTACTTCAGATATTGGAAGCTTAAGAATATCAAGGAAGTCTACTGTCATTGGAGTAGTACTTTCTCCTGCTCCAAGAACGCCAATTTCTTCGCTTGCAATTACTGTAACAGTACAATGAGGAAGTATATGCTTTGCATATAAGGCAGTCATCCAGCCAGCTGTTCCGCCACCAACAATTACGATATTACTCATACGACTTCTTATTCCATAAAAAATCTTTATACCAGCCAAATGAACTACGTGCTGTTAAAAATTCACTTTTCATTCCTTCTTCATTAATAGAATCAGTATTTTCAGAAACCCATTTCTCTCTTTTAAAAGGAAGAATTTGAAATATTGGGGTTCCAGCTTTAATAATTCCCTCAAAATCTTTCTTTAAAAAGAACGGTACATTCCCTCTACCTAAAGTAGTATCTGTATCTGCAATTCCAGAAAGAGTTGTAAATGGAAGATCATATCTGTTAAATGGATGTGTTATTAAACAACTGTACCCTGGAGGGGTTTTAACATAAAAAATGCTTTTCCATGCAAAATGTATGTCATGGTGTCCAGCTGGTGTAGGCAACTCTTTATTTGTTTTTGGTCTTTGTTCTAATGGATCTGGCCCAACTCTCCAATTTATTCTTGGCCCCAATTCAGTTTGTTGAACATGAATATCTGTCCACAATGTAGCATTATATCCAGAAATCATAGAATCTAAAAAAGGCATACACATTTTAATACCAAGATTAGCAAATCCGTTTGATATGTCTAGTCCATCTTTTTCTCCAGTAAATCTTTCTGAATTCTTATACCATTCTGGAACAAATTTTTTTGCTGGTTCTGGAGCATCTATAAACTTTGAGTGATCTGTCATTTTTGCAACTGAAAATAATATTTTTTTATTTTTCATTTTTATCACCATATATATTCTTAGATAAATAATTTAATAATGACTCTGCAGAATCTGCCTGCTGTTGCCATTTAGACTTATTAGATTCCCAAACCTCTATGTTTCTATCTAGTAATGATTGGATATCTATTTTATTTTTTGTATATGTCAAAAATACTCCTACTGGAGTTAGGATGTTATAGTTCATGCCAGTAGCAACGCAATTTAATCCAGAAGAAGATCCACTATAAGAATCTCTTTCTGACCAGCTATTAGAATATATTTTTCTAACAATTAGGTCAACTGGAGTTCTGCTATTGGTAAATTCTTCATTGATAATTTCGGGATAAAAAGTTTTATTTGTTATATCTTTCCAATATTTTGTATCCTCTCTTTGAGACAATGCATAGTGTAATGCAACAAAATCTGCAAAAGTATTGAACTGCTGGAAAGCAATCATATTGTATGAATCTCTATCCCATTGAGTTATTTTGCCTCTATCCATTATTTGAGCAAATAACATCAAGAACTGATGGACTGTAAACAATCCGCTACTTTCTAATGGCTCAATAAATCCAGCAGAAAGACCTATAGCAATGACATTTTTTACCCATGTTCTTTTATGGATACCTATACGCATTTTTATATCTTTATACTCAAATGAATCTACGTCTCTATTAATATCAGGAAACGTCATTTTATTAGATCTAAGATAATCTTTAAATTCTTTTAGAGCGTCTTCAGGGGATACATATTTATCACTATAGACATAACCAGTACCTATTCTATTCCATGAAGGTATATTCCATACCCACCCATTTTTAATTGCTGTACAGCTTGTAAATGGCTCTAACTCTTTTTCTTTATTAGAATAAGGTATTCTTGTTGCCCATGCCCTATTATTTGGAAGCAAATTACTATAGTCTATAAATTCTTCTTTTAAGTATTCTCCCAGAAGTAGTGATCTAAATCCAGTACAGTCTATAAAAATATCTGCATAAACCTTTTCCCCATTGTCTAATACCAAATACTCTATGCCATCTTCGTTTTCTGAAAATGAGACTACATCATTAGTCTTTAGTTCAACTCCATATGGTATACATTTATTATTTTTAAGCCATAAACCAAATAGGGAAGCATCAAAATGTACTGCTGCATCTTGCTTAGCATCAAATGAGCAAAATTCATCTCCTATATTTTCGGCAAACTTATTTGAATTTACTAAAGACATTACTGGATAATATGAATCTGCATAATCAGAAACTGGGATATCTTCATTAAGCATTTTTTTAATATACCACATCTGAGAGCCATTTAATCCTAAGTCTGAGTCAAATGCTGGTCTACCAAATGGGTAATGAAATGAGCCACTATCTTTTTGTAGAAAATCTGTAAACTTAATACTTAATTTATAAGAAGCATCACATTCTGCCATAAAGTCTTCTTTTTTTATTCCGACTAGGAATAACCAATCATTTAAAAATGCTAATGTGCTTTCTCCTACTCCTACTGTAGGAGTATTTGGACTTTCTATAACAGTAATTTTTTTATCAGGAAATACTGAAACCATGGTTGTAGCAGTCATCCAACCAGCGGATCCGCCGCCAACAATTACAATTTTGTTTATATTATTAATCAATTAGTGACTTCCTTATCTCTTTTAAAACAATTTTATTTAATTTTTCTTCTTTAAAAGAATGATACAGATCTAAAATAGGAACATTTCTTTTAAATTTCTTTAACCCAACAGTAGAGTCTACTATCCCAGTTAGGGAATCTGTAAAATAAAATTCTTTAAAGTCTATTTTATCTTTTGTATTAAATTTTATAAAAAATAAAGGATCATCTTTTTTTAATACAAAGTCTACGTCTTTATTTTTAATAAAATATGTTGCATTTAATGGTCTAAACCATGATCCTATATTAAACTCTCCTGGAATAAGATGTGCTCCATCTGCTGGAGGATTATAAAAAAATGGAGGCATTACAGAAACACTTATTTCTTTTTCTGAAAAGAATGATATAGACATAAAATAATCTAGTATCAAAGAGCTGTCATTAAAATCTCTTATAGAAGTAATAAGTGATGAGGCTGGGCTTCTAGAGTCAACAGTATTATTAGAATTTATTCTAATATTAAAATCTAAAGGATTTTTAATATAGAATAAGTTATCTGTATAGCTTTTACATGCTGGACATGCAAAAAAATTTACTGAATGGTCTTTTGGTTTCCCACAATTACCTATATAATTTGGTAATACTGGGTAAGGCTTTAAATCAAAAATACTAGTATTTAAAGACTTAATTAAGTTAAATTTAGACCAATAAACTGTTGCCATGACATAAGTCTATCATTTTATGTAAGATAATGTCAATGGCTATGTGAGTGCCCCCACTTAAAAATCTCTGTTTCTGATCCAGAATTAGGTCTTCCAACAAACCTTAAGGTATCCTTAATTACAGATTCTGACATTAAATAAGCCTCTTTAATCATTGATGATATTTCTGGAAGAGAGAAATTCTTAAATTTTTCTTTAATAATAATATTAGTTTTTTCAAAACGATCTATATCATTATTATCAAAAATATCTATAACATCTTTATATGTCACTAAGCTATCATCAGTTTGCCATTGATCTAAGCACAAAGAGAGCGCAGAATCTTTTGCAAGTGCGATGAGCCTAGGGGCTAGATAGTTTTCTCCATTCATTTAAAGATTAGGAATCTTTAAAGATGGGACGCCCCCGTCTGGTTCGTCTTGACCTATAAGATCATTTATTTGCTCTAAAGTAGGAAGCTTTACTAGAAGTAGTTGTATTTCTAATTCACTTAAACCTAATTTCTGCAAAACATTAGATCTTTTTTCTAACACTTCTTCTAGTTCTTTTTTTAATACATTAACTTGTTCTTCAGTTATCTTCTTAACTTCTGGTTCAGATTCGATATCTTGAATTAACCATTTATTAGCGTCTACATTAAAATATGCTATATGCGTTTCTGGATTAAATTCAGGACATTTTTCAGTTGTAGAAAATGCTGGAAACAAGTAGGTTCCAGGATTTAACTGATCTTCATCAGCGTTAGAAGTTCCAACGAATTCCATAGTTAATGGATTATACGTGTATACTAACATAATATTCCTTTTTTATAAGCAAGATCTAGTAATTAGAACTTGATGCAATATCTTAGGGCAATGCTTCTCGGACGGTTTTCTCCTGCTGTTGTTACGTCCATGCTACCACCATACATATATTCATAAGATCTGTTGTTTGAAGTTCCCCAACCCCAGTGACCAGCTGCTGGAGCTGCGTCGCCATAGCTCCAACCATAAATATACCATGTTCTCATCTGGTGGTTATGGGCTTGCATCGCACTGCTCTGAACAGAAGCAAATCCTCGTCCAGAGTCTACTCCACGACCATCGTCGAATCCACGAATAAATTCTCCACGAAGGTCTGGAACGTTAAATGTTGATGATCCATCTCCTCCGCCAAATGTTGTTCCAATTGCTGAAAATAGGTCTGCATATAAGCTTCTGCTAACTGCCGCACCATTGCAATATACATATCCGTTTGGAGTGCTATTAGCACCCCAAGCGACTATTGTTCCTGGTGGTACTACGCCACCCTGAGAGTTATTTAATAAGTTTGTTAATGTTGCCATTTTATCTTACGATCCTCCATCCATAAGTTGTATTGCTATATACTAGCGTTACTGAGTGATTATTAACGTTAAAGACTAAGTCTTCATTCAGTCCCTGTATTGGCTGACCGTTTCGTGCTACTGTAAACGGCGTATTAAAAGCAGTTCCAGCGATATCTGTAATCTTTATCTGATCTCCAAGTGCTGGTGATGCTGGGAGAGTAAGGACTAGTCCTGCTGCTGGTATTACAAAGTAGTGACCAGTTGATGTTGAACCACCTGTTCTAGTCTGTCCTCTTTGTACTAATGTTTGTGTTGTATTAACGATTACTGGTCTATTGTCTACATAACGCTTAGTTGCAACAGACAAGTCTTGTGCAGGAGTTGGATCCTGTGCTACAAGCACTGTATTTGCATCTAGTCGAATTGTACCAGTTGAAACACCTGCTGCTTGGCTACCAATATTGATATTAGTTGTAGAGTTAAGTACACCATTTGTACCAATATTAATTGTCTTTGTGGTGCTTGCTGCAGTTGCTCCAGAAGCAAAGCTGTAAGTTGATGCTCCAGTTGATGAAGTAAACATGCTTACTGTTTGTGCTGCTGTTGCTGTATTTCCTAGATTAAATGTTGTAACTGGTGCTGCAATATTTAATGTAGTTGCTGCTCCTGCAAAGTTCACAGTTGTAGCTGTTGTATTCCACAGATTCTGTGTTGTCTGTGTACCAACAACTGTTGGATTTCCAATTGTAAGTGTGCCTGTATTTGCACCCATATTAACTGTAGTTGCTGCTCTAGCTAGGTTGAGTGTAGTTACAACTTCATCAACCATATTAAATGTTGTTGCTGATGAGTAGATATCTCCACCAGTTGTCCACAAATCTCTAATATGTAGGTCATTTGTGTCTACTGTAGTAAAGTCAATTGTAAGTGTTGGCTTTTGCTCTACACCTGAGAAGATCCACCAGTGACCTGTTGAGTGGTCACGTGCAAGACCTGTGTAACTTCCACGAGAAGGATCTGTTACTATAGCTGTTCCTTGATTTGGAAGAGTTTCTGTTGTTGTTCCAGGATTTGGAATTGAAACTACAGCTGTACCAGTAGATGCTGTTTCTGTAACGTTAGAAGCAATCTGTGCGTACGAGAACTTATTAGCTGCAGGAACTGCATCAATAATGTATGTTCCATTGAATGATGCTGATACTCCAGAAACTACAACCTGCTGACCAACGATAAATCCGTGATTTGCTGCAGTTGTAAGTGTTGCTACGTTATTTGTACGATTGCGACTTGAAACAGTAGCAGATACTGTAGTAACAAGTGTTGTCTGTGGGACATCATCTAGTTCTACAGGGAACGATACTGTATATGGTGCTTGTGATGCATTTACAGCAGTCAATGTTACTGTATCATCAATTGATGAATCAACATTTTGAATTGCTGTAAACGAACCAACAGATTCTGTTGGTGGATTTGTAAGTGTAAGCGTTACCACACCATTTGTAATATTCCATGATGTTACATAGTTAACATTCTGCTTTGTAGTACCAGTTAGTGCTAAATCTGGGGTATTCTTTAAGAAGCTGAATGACTTTGTATTTGGAACTGCTGTAATTACGTGAGTTCCGTTAAAAATTGGATCTGCAGGAACTGCTACGTAAGCAATGCCTCCATTTGCATTTGTTGGAGTCTGCGCTGACCCTGTTTGGATATACTTAAATGTTGTTGGGCTTGGAACGCTTGTAATTGTAAATGTTCCATTCCAGAATGCGCTAATACCTGATACAACTACTTGCTCACCTACTGCAAAGTTGTGTGGCTGAGAAGTTGTAAGAGTTACATAATCATTTGATACGGTACGAGATACTGTTGAAGTTCCAACTGAAGCATTTGCTGTATCATCTGAACCTGTATTTGCATATGTAAATGTTGTAGTTGTTGGTACAGAAGAAATTGTGTATGAGCCGTTATATCCTGTGTCTGCTCCAGTAATTACTACTGTTTCACCTTGTGAATATCCATGTGCTCCGTCTGTTGTAATTGTTGCTACGTTTTGAGTACGAGCTACGAGTGCGATATTCTTTGTATAATCTGTTGTAACAGACTCATTTGCTCTCTTACGAACAACTGTAAATGCTGTCTTATAAGTAATTAGAGTATCAACGTTATTTACAACTACTGTATCACCAATTTCAAATCCGTGAGGAACTGAACCAGTAAGAAGTGTTGCAACGTTGTTATAAACTGTCTTTGATGTTAATGTGTATGGTCCAAGAACTACGCCTTCACGTATGCTTCGTGACTGTCCAAGGAATGCGAAGTCTTGGAAGTCTCCAGAAAGCTGTCCATTAGCTACGAACACCATCGGATCTGTAACCGCTAGGTTTTCAGTTTCAACGGTTGTTCCGCCACCTGCGAACGAAATCTGACCTGAGATATTAACATCACCAGCAATATTCATATCACCAAGGATACCGACACCACCGACAACTGTTAGAGCACCAGTAATTGGTGAAACAGAAGGGGTATCAATTTCGATGTGAATATTTTGGTCTGGGGTAATTGTCATCTGATTCTTACCAGATGCAAATCCTCCAGCTGCTAGGATAATCTTATTTTGTGTACCACCGTCGCCAGTAGCAATTACTAAGTTACCAGCTCCTGATGTATTTTCTGGTGCTTGATAGAAAATGTATCCATCATTTGCACCAGTAATTCCGAATTCTGTTTGGCTAAATGCTGAGCCAGTAACACCCATATCAATCCATCCAGATAGATCATCACCATTATCAGCATAGACAATCAAGTCACCTGAAGATGTTGCAGTTGGGTTCTGAATTGATACCTGTGCGTATGGGTCTCCCTGAACAATGAACACTGCACGAGCATTTGTAAGGTCTGCAGCTGCTTCAAAAGCTTCTGCACCTTCACCGAAGTATAGTTGTCCTTCTGTTCTCATCAAACCATCGAATGAGATCTGACCAGAAATACCTACGCCTCCGACTACAGTAAGTGCACCAGTTTGTGCATTTGTAGAAGGTGTTGCAATTTCAATATGTACATTTTGGTTTGGAGTAATGACCATCTGCTCATTACCAGTTCCTAGACCACCAGCAGCAAGAACGATCTTGTTTTCTGTACCAGTGTTATCTGTTGCAATTACAAGATTTCCCTTTCCTGTTGTACCTGATGGGGCGGACATAAAGATGTATCCGTCATGAGGACCTGTAACTCCATATGTTGGATCATTGAATGAGGCATTTGTGATACCCATATCTACCCAACCTGAAACGTTGTTTCCTTCTGCAGCATATGCAATATAGTCTGCAGATGAAGAGATTCCTGAACCTAGGTTAACCAAGGCATTCTGTACGAATCCTGCTGAGTTACCAGCTGCAATAACAACAGCATCTGAGAGCTCTGCGTCAATTTCATATTGTGTAGCGCCAGCACCTACAGGAAGCTTTGTAACACCCTGCAAGTCCACGTTTCCGATAACTGTCAAGTCACCAGCAATGTACTGATCTCCAGTAATTCCGACTCCACCTACAACTGTTAGAGCACCTGTTGTAGCACTTGTTGAAGCAGTTGCAATTTCAATGTGTACATTCTCATTTGGAGTAATTGTCATCTGAGTTGATCCAGATACGAAACCTCCTGCTGCAAGAACGATCTTATTGTAAGCTCCATGATTACCAGTTGCTAGAACAAGATTTCCATCACCTAGGTGATATGTTCCTGTTCCAGTTACTGCTGTTGAAGCAACATCCGCTTTTTCAATTTCTACTGTGAATGTTGTTGAATTTACAACAGATAAAATTACGTGAGTTCCGTTAAATGTAGTTCCACAATTTGAAAGACGTACTTTTCTACCGACTTCAAATGTATTTGCTTCTCCAGTAGTAATTGTTGCAGTATGTGATGCTAGTGCAACATTTGTTACTGTAAATGGTGTTGCTGCAAATCCTTCTGTGAATACATATCCGTCACCAGGACCTGTAATTCCATAAGTCGTTGAATCAAAATCTGGACCTGTAAATCCTAGATCTGCCCAACCTGCTTCATTTGTTGAACCAGTTGTATAGGCAATAAAGTCTGCTGACTGCTCAGCACCATTACCTGTAGTTAAATCAAGATTATTAACAATGATTGATTGTGCAAATCCTTCTGCGTCCCATGCTGCGGCAAGTGCAACATCTGTTAGTGCTGCTGGGCCTTCAATAAATGTACGTGCACCATCACCAAAGTATAGGTTAGTTACATCTCTTTCGAATGATGCTTCTGCACCATCTGTAGAAAGAACATATCCTGCCTTTCCTCCTTGACCTGGAAGAAGACCAGTTGCACCCTTTGCTAAAATTTCCCACTTATCTTCATCATCAATTAGGAATGATCCTGCTGCGTGATCTTCAATAGCAATACGAGCATTTTCTCCATCACTTACAACGTCTCCATTGATATAGTATGTTAATGCTGTCCATGCTCCACGATATCTAATACCTGAGTTATACTTTGTCCACTTACCAGCTGCCTGGTCTGTAGAAAATCCTGAGATTGCATCATTTGTAGATGAGTGGAATACATTTGTAATGTAAGTACTTCCACCCCAATTTACAACATCTCCAGAAAGATATTCTGTTGCAGGAGCCCATTCTCCACGAATAGTTGTTCCTGATGTAAGAACATTCCAATATGCTGTATCACTTGGAGAGTGTCCTAGAGTATCTCCCTTTGCAATATATACTGTTGACCCGTATACAACCAAATCATTTGCATAATATTGTGTTGCTGAATCATATGTACCCATTGCACGAATTCCATCAATAAATGAAACCCAGTCTCCAGCATTTTGTGAAGGAGCTTTGCCTACGTTATTTGTCATAGACATGTAAATCTTTGCACCATATGCAACTAGCTGATTAGGTACATAATTAGTTGCAGCATTCCAAACACCAGTTGCATCTACACCAGCAACAAATTCATCCCAATATGCTGTAACAGTTGGAAGATTATTTGTTCCATCTTGCTTAGCAATATAAACTGAACCGCCGTAAGTTACTACGTCATTCTTTTGATAGTTTTTAGTTGGGCTATATGCACCTTCATATTGAATACCGTCTGCAAATTGTGACCAGTATTCTGTATTTGGAGGAGTATGACCTGAACCAGTCTTAATAGAGATGTAAACCTTACCACCATGTGCTACACCATCACCAACCTGATATTCTGTTCCTGGAGCATAAACACCAGTAAAGTTTAGTCCTTCAATCATAATTGCCCAATAGTTTTCATCTGTTGGTACGTGTCCAGCTGATGCTAAGGCATATGTGTATACGTAAACGTTACCACCGTAACGCACTACGTCATTTAGTTCATAAGTTGCAGAATCATTCCATTGTCCTGCGAAGTAAAATCTGATTTTACCAAGGTCGATTAATTGTGTCATTTTATAATATCTCCATCAAAAGATTAGATTTTGGGCTGGTGTCCCACTCAAATTGTACCGTATGCTTGGTCCAAAACCAAGCCTTGTAATCAGTCTTCCTAACCACCCCATCAGTAGGAAAACGGACTGGACTTCCGTCATTAATTACTTCTACCTGCAATTTTCCAGTATCGTTGTTATATCTAAATCCATAAAAAGTCTTATTTTGAAAACTTAGATCAATTTCAGTTGTATTTGAGTAATCGTACATTTTAGATACCGTCCAATACTGAGACAATAATATCAAAAGCGTCTGCAGAAGCTGCTACTGCCTTTAATACATCGCCTGCCTGTAAGAATATTTTATTTCCAGAAATTGCTTCAAAATTATGTCCACCGTCAATTGAGCGATCTTTTGAGATGTAGTAAATTTCTGTTGCATTTTCTACATAGAGGGAAACTGAAGTAGTTGATCCATGTCTATTTGCAATTGAGCATCCAGCAACTACTGTTGCTGCTTCTGCATCTACCAACGTTACTGGTGTTGTGCCTACTAAATTTGCTTTAGCGTTACTGAAATTTGCCATAGATTAATTATACTATAGATATTTAGGATAGACCAATAATTAGTCCAATATCCGTAGCTCCTCCTCCACCACCAGAAGAAGATAGAATAATTTTGTTTGTAGCATCATTATATGTTGCTGTTATATTCGAGTGACTACTATGTGCTAGTAGCGGTGCTACGAAATCTTGTATCTCTTCTTGCGTCAGAGTTGTTCCTCCGCCAGATGATACTGAATTCCAAACTGTTCCGTCCCAACTATACACTTTTGTGCCAACTGTGTGTTGTTGACCGATAGTTGGACTCGCAGGGAATCCTAATGATGATGCCATTTACTATATACTCCATCCATTACTGGTGTAAACCAATTTTACCACTTTATTTTTTATAACTCAGATCTC